TTAATCCAGGGTGAAAGCCAGATCGGCCGCATCGAACTTCAGAGTGTCTCCGCTCCCGATGGCCTTGGGGGTGGCGAGCGTGGCAAAGGCCAGGATATTCCCGCCTGAAACGGCAGTTGCCAGGAATACATCCGTAATGGTCCCCCAGCTTCCGCTTGCCTCTGGAAATTCGATAGCGGCATGATTGGCGATCTTGGTCAGTCCGTCCACCTGGGAAAAGTCCCAGTGATCGACATCGTTCAAGACTGCAACCCTGGCATATCCATTTCCTGAAGGCTCGCCAGTCACCACTCCCGCCTCCGTCACTCCTCCTGTGCAGACTCCCACATAGACGGTCCCCGGTGCGCTATATGCGGCTATACCGAAAAGGTGCTTCAGTACCTTCTCTTCCCAGTAGTTTGTAAAACTTCCCGACATTTTAGCTCCTATTCAAAAGGCTCGTATATTTTCAGTATCACACTCTCTCCTGTGTGCTTGCTGTCCTCACCCCATTCCACATAGGACTGAAGAACATAATCACCACTGGCCGCCAGGTCCCCTGGACTTGTCACGTAATAGATGGTGGTGCTGTTGTGCTGCAGAGCAACCCATTCTGCTTCTGTCCCATCGGGCTTTTGCACCTTGATCTTCATGGCCGTGGCGCCGGTCAGATTCTGGCCCGTGTCAAGCCGGATCTCGACTCCAACATCTCCCTTGTAGATCTTCGTCATAGCCTGGACCTCATGGCTCGCATTTTGGTGATCATCGACCCAGACGCTCGCATTTTAGCTACCTCAGACCTGGCCGATGCAGTCAGAGCTGCCAGGGACTTCATGGCGACTATGATTCGTGTCTCGGCGGCTGCAGCCTCCAACAGGGATTCAGCATCGCAGCAAGCCACCGCCACAGCCAGAAGACGGGCATCAGCCAAAATCTGGGATTGCAGTTCAGCGACCGCGAAGGCGGATTTCAGTATAGCTGGCGTGGCAGTGACAGAGCATAGGGACTCGACCATGGCCGAGACAAGCCTTCGGACCTCTGCCTCTGCCAGCCCGGAAGAACTAGCAGCAGAGATGGCAGAGACCCACTGAACCCAAATGATTTCAGCATCTGCAAAACCGGAAGATTCGGCCTCAATCGTTGCCAGGATGGCTCTCAAAGGCTTTCCTTCTGCCAGGCCAAACGAAGCGGCTTCAGTGAGCGCCGAGATCGTGCGTATCGCTTCTGCCTCAGTCAAGCAGTAGGATTCGGCGCTTATCAGGCCTGAACTTGTTCTGAGAGCACCTGCAGATGAGAGGATGGATGATTCGGCCCTCACACTGGCAGATGCCAGCTTAAGGGCGCTGCTCACTGCAGCCAGGGCAGCAGAGCAGGCTTCAGCGGTGGCGAAACCGGATTTTAAGGGATGAGAGCTGGCCTGACCGGCAGATGCAGAGTCTATTATTGCGGCCACCGCCCTTAAAGCCGCAGGCGATGCCAAAATCGATGAATCGGCCTCCACTAATGCCGAAACTGCTTTCAGAATGACAGCTATGGCAGACGGTGAAGACCCTGCCTCAGCCAGGGCAGACACGATCTTTTGAGCGCTGGCGATTGCTTGAGCTACAAGCTGGGCCTCGATAGTAGCAGAGCCGGAAAATGTGGCATGAACACTGGCGATTGCTGCTGCAAGCTGAGCTTCAATAATAGCGGAACCGGATAATGTAGCATGAGCGCTGGCCTGTCCCGCCGACGCTGAATTTGTGATAGCTGCTACTGCCCTGAATGCGAAAGATATGGCAAAGCCGGAAGAATCCATATCAGCAAGCGCTGAGATCGACCTTAGGGCGTGGGCAATCCCGCTGCAATATGAATCAGCATCGGCCAGTGCTTCGGCCAGCACGTAGTTTATGGAGGCCGCAAGCACTTCGCAGACGCTTGAATAGCTCCCCGAATCATGCCCACCCATGGAAATAGCATTCCCGGATAGGCCGCCGCCTGCTAGATTATAACGGGCTGTGTTCAGATCATCGCTTGCGCTCCAGCTCGTCCCATCGTACTCTTCTGTAATCCCTAAGATGGAGCCACCTAACCCTCCAAAGCAGATTGCATCTGAGGAGTTTCCGCCGCCTGCCAGTTCCGCCCTTGCTGTGCCTAGACTCCCGGCAGAGCTCCATGAGGTTCCATTGTACTCTTCGGTCGAAGCTAAATAGTAATCTTCGTCATAGCCGCCCATGCAGATAGCGTCTGACGAATTGCCACCACCCGCAAGATAGTATCTGGCAGTGACGAGGTTTCCTCCGATGCTCCATGAGGTGCCATTGTATTCCTCGGTATCATCGAAGATCTCGGTCACTTCCTCCGGCTCTTCAACGTAAAAGTAACCGCCCATGCAGATGGCATTGGAAGAGCTGCCGCCGCCAGCCAGATATTTCCTGGATGCAAAAAGACTCCCTCCACTGCTCCAGGAGCTGCCATTGTATTCTTCCGTGCTCTCGATGTGGATGCCATCGCTCCACCCGCCCATGCAGATGGCATCTGCGGAGTTTCCTCCTCCTCCCGCCCCAGCTCTTCCTGTTGCCAGATCTCCACCGCTGCTCCAAGATGTGCCGTTGAACTCTTCTGTGACATCCTCAAAATAGGAAGAACTGCTCTCTCCTCCAAAGGAGATAGCATCATCAGATTCTCCTCCGCCAGAGAGAGTATTGCGGCCTGTGTTGAGACTGCCTGCGGACTCCCAGGCCATCCTATGCTCCTTTGAGTAAGCGCTTGCTACGCTCCACGAGATTCTTCGGCAAGGGAACTTGCCTGCGCTCACATTCTGCAAGCATGGTACCGGCTTGGGCTATGATATTTACAGCACCGCCTACATCCTTACCCGCTCGCATTGCTGCCGGTAGCTCTTGGAGGTAGCGTATCGCAAGGCCCTGCAGCTCTTCTGTATCCTTATTGTCAGGGTCAAAGGGAGCTGCAGCAACTAGCTGGACCTTGATCTGGCTCCACATCTCGATCTCCCGGAGCCGCTCCTTAGCCTCGCTCCTCATCCATGCGAGCTTGTAGGTGAGCCGGTCACGTTTCACCTTGAGCCGCTCCAGCTCGAATCCCTGGGCGCTCTTGATCTGCTCTTCCGCCTCGGCCAGATCGATCAGAGCTTCTCGATAGTCAAAGCTGAGCATCATCAGGTTGCCGAACATCACAACCTGCTCCAGCTTGGCCTGATGGTATTTTGAGGCGGGCGTGGGATGCTTGAGGTCGTTCAAGACGCTGAACCTGGCCTCGGTTGGAGTCCTGAACATTGTTCTTGTAGCAATGGCCTGCATAAGCTCTGGCACAAGATCTTGTAGCCTCTGCAGATCCTCAGACTCCAGAACCTGGGATTGCTGGATCTGAGCAAGTCCAGAAGAGGCGGGCTGCTCTGTCATTTCCTCTCCTCGCCGGTATGCTGCTTGTGGATCTTCTCCAGGGCGGCCATGAGCGGTTCGGGCAGGGGCACTCCAATCCGGCCGGCGTTCTCCAGGGCCGAAAGCGACTCATTGGCTATGAAGAACATGATTACACAGGTGCGAATCCACGGCTCGCCCAGGCCAGCGGTGGTGTCCAGGATGTTAGCCAGGGCCACCATCAAGAACATGCACAGCTTCTTCACGATTCCCCGGAAGCCTGTCTCGCTGTTGAGCCTCTTCTCATAATATCCGGCCAGGATGCCGCTCAAGTAATCGATGACTACCATGGCAATGAGTGCCTGAAGAATGGGATCCCAGGCCCCAAAGAGCCAGGCGCCCATGCTGCCGAAAGCGGCCAGAATGAGCCTGGCCAGATCGGCCTGAGAGATGACGGGAGGCTCAATTCCCACTGCAAACCCCCCGCTTGAAGACTGAGCCCCTGTTCAGTGCATCAGTGCTGTAGCCCGGCCTCCTGGGCTTGTTGCTTGTCTCCTTCTCAGCTTCAGCCTTCTCTGCGGCCGCCTGCGCCCTGTATCTGTCTGCAGCTCGCAGGAAATTCTGCGTCTTGGTGGCTGCTGCCTCGATGTCCCCCACGGTCTCGGTGGGATTGTCTGCATAATGAGCAGCCAGAGCCTCGCAGGCTTCCGCTGCGGCCAGAAGCACATTATTATCGTTGTTTTCCAAAAATGCGAGGATCGCCTCATCGGATAGGATGGGCGAGCCTTCGGTATCCCCGGCCTTGAGCCTGACGAGATCGGCAGGGCTGCCTGTGGGGTTATTGGTGTAGGCCATAGCGTCCAAAAAAATTCCAGGTGGCAGGCCTGCTTCAGGCAATCACATTTACAGCATAGACGCCGAGGTCAGCCGCCACTTGCTTGCAGTCAAAGGCCAGTTCCCCTTCAATCCTCTCGGACTCCACATTCTCCATGCGGAATTTCTTGATTCTAGCGCCGAACCTGTCGGCCCCAAAGTAGCCTTTCCAGGAGAATATGTATCCTGCTGACGGCATAAGGAGGGACGGCTTCTCGGGAGCGTAGCAGAGAAGGATCTTCTTGCTGACTATGCGCTGGAAGGTCCCAGACTTGCCCTTGGCCCCTGTGTTGACGACACCTCGAGGCACCAGGAACTTCTCCACGCCAAATAGCTCAGCCAGCAATTGCTCAGTGACAACTCCCTTCTGGGTGTACTTGATGGTGTCCTTGATCTCTGAACTCACTTTGAGGGTGGCGAGAACGTCAGGCGCACAGACGATGATATTAGGCTCGTAGCCAGTTGTGGAGGCGACCAGCTCCTTCCAGTCCTCGATGTTCTTGAGGATGGTTGCTGCGCTCTGGTCCCACTGCTTGAACTCACCAGAGCCCGGTGATCCGGAGACGCCCACCAGATTCATTCCCCATACGTTGGTCATGTAGGTGCTGGCCCAGACGCGCTCTCGCTTGAGAAGCATCTTCTGTGAGACGAAGAGGGTGGCGTCTCTGTCGATGTCAAGGGGCCTGTCCTGATTTGCTCGTGTATCGTCGTCAACGTCCTTGTGGAAGGCAAACTTGTGGCAGAAGAAGTTGGGAGTAGTATCCACTTCGTAACTGCCGCCTGCGGACTCGGTGCCTGGAGCACGCTCCTGGGCTTCGTCTCGCAGCCAGTCCTCTTTGCTGTAAGTCGTGTAGCGGTCGCTCTTGTTGTCCACCGGGACTACAGGAAACGCCTTGTCGGCTATGAATGCACTCTGCTTTTGGATGTATGCTGTGGAGATGTTTCCAAGTAAACGGTTTACATGAACGTCCCCGGCAGTAGGATTAGGCATATCTTCTTTCACCTCCTTATCCGATGACGATCAATAGCACGCCTTCGCCCTCCGCAAAGGCGGTCACCCCTGAGGCCTCGATGCTGATTGTATCGTCAGAATCGAATACGTTGTTCCCTGTGATCTCAGAGCCGTCCACTACTGTCCCCAGTGTTCCGCAGTTGGCAGAGGTCAGGTCGATCACTCCGCCTGTGAGGTTGGTAGATCCGATCTCCAGGTTGATGGAAGCGGCTTTGCTGGCTGTCGTTACAGGGTCGGTGACGGCAAAAGAGGCCTTGACAATCCGGCCCGGAAAACCTGGCGTGAACTGGGTTAACAGGTCGCCGTTGGCCACTTTGGAGAGCTTCACTGGAATTGAGAGAATGCTCTTCTGGATGGCTCCAGATGTTGCCCGGCTGACGACGTAGACGCTGCAGATGTCGCCTGATGATCCGGACTCCGCAGCTACGGCCACTACAGCATCGCTTCCTGTTGCTGGGACCAATTTCCCTGAAGCGTCTGAGGCAAGGTTCTGGCCTGCAGTGACTGAGGCTCCGTAGACGGCCATGCTCTTTCCAAGACAGCAGACGGCTCCAACCTGGAATGAGGCCGGTTTGTCCTGAAGAATGCCCAGTGCGTTCTCCCCTGCTCCGGAGAGGACCATCTGGCCGGAGGTATTGAGCTTGACGCAGTAGAACTGCTTTGCTGAGAGGTCGGCCCCGGCGATAACGCTTGTGGAGTAGATGATCTCTTCGACCGCCATAATCTAGGCCTCCCCCTTCACGGCTTCGACTCGGGCCGCCTCGTACTCTTCGTACCATTCGGGATGGTCTTCGAGCACCTTCTCGATTGCATCCTCATAGGTTATGCCAGAGGTGTCCTTTCTGACCAGCGCCTCTGCCGCCTTCTGAATCTTGCTCATGACTGAGCCGCCGCTGATGGCTCTATGGCTCCCGAACTCCTCCCAGGCAGCGGACTTCTCCAGCAGAGCATCAGCCGCCTTGAGCACGCTGTAGATCTCGGCAAACTCGGCGGGATGATCTTCTCCCAGGATCTTCATGATGGGCGCATGCTTCTCGGCGGTCAGGCCGGGAATGTTGGGCAGCGCTTCGGCCTTGGCGATGTAAGCCTTGGTGATCTCCTTATCCCGCAGCTCCTTGGCCAGGGTCTCGGCCTTTTCAGCCCTCTCTCTCGTGGCCTGGTTGTCTGCAGCCATCTTCTCGATGAGCACCCGGACGCCGGGGTCCATCTTCTCCAGCTGTTCCTTGGAGTAGCCGTAGCATTCGTCCTCGTCCTTGTCTTCATCCTTGCCTTCCTTGCCCTTGCCATCCTTCTCAGGCTCTTTAGGCTCAGGATAGCCACAGGCTTTGGCCAGGATGGCCAGAGCCTCTTCTGGCAGCTTGTCCTTGTATGTCTTGAGAATGCTTCCAACAGTCTCAAGGACATCAACGGACTCTTCGTCCAGCTTGGCCCCGGAGAGGGCCTTCTTCAGGTCCTCATCCGGGGTTTCCGCTATGCTTTTCAGGATCGCTTCCTTCATTTTGTGCTCCTTCACCAGTAGGTACTCCTTCCCGTTCGCTCCCGCAGGAACGAACGACACTTCATCCAGCAGCCCGTTGATTATCAGGTCGTACTCTTTCAATGCGCACCCCCCTGCCACCGATTGAGAACGCCCTGTAGATGCCGGACTTTATCTTGCCCCAGATCTCATCATCCAGGACCCGGACGCACATCAACCAGGACCCGGCCTTGATGAGCTGCCCAGCGTAGGTAAAATCGTGATCATTCACCCAGGACCTGATTATTTCAGTCCTTACTTTTCTTCGAGTATGCCGATCCCGAAATTCCCTAACATACTGCTCAAAGTTTCGTGCCATCCGGGCAATTTCCTCACGGCTGAGAGCATCGCCCTGCAGGTCCACGGTGTCAGGTTCCGAAATTACGCCAAAAACGAGCCTTTTTTCCTCATCGGCTTTCAATATCGCGGCGTATCTCTGTTTTTTAAATGGGCACTTTTGTAGATTTAAGACCTTTGGAGGTTGACCTGGACTTGCGCTCCAGACGAGCTTCTCCTGGCCCTTCTCCTTCAGTTCTTCTATGACATCCTCCAGCTTGTGGCTGGCGGTGTACGGCTCCTGGCTCTCCGGCCTGGAGATGACCCACACCCGCCCTTCTGAGGCAGGCATATACTGCAGCAGGACCCTACCCTTGATCTTCTCGCCGTGCATGAACACCTCCCGGCCGTGCTGCCGAGCAAAGCTGAAATCATAGGTGCCGGCGTCGAGCTGGAAGAACTTGGAGAACTTCTGGGAGGTGGAGCCCACGCCTCCAGGCCCGGATACGAAGGGCTTCTCCTCGGCAATGGTCAGCCAGGCGTGCGGCTGCTGTAGCTTGAAAGCACCCTGCAGGCTGTCAGTGGGCGGCAGGTGCAAAATCCTGGCCTCGCCCTGGCCTTTCTCTCTGATATCTTTGGTGGATCCCTCGAAGATCGTGAATCCCCAGAGACGCGATTTGTCGATCTCTAGGCGGAGATCGCAATGAACAGAGTGATCGGTCTTGAGAAGATCCTCATGGGAGAGCTTTGTCTCCTCCTCGGAGAGCCCCCGCCAGTGAGCCTGCAAGACAAACCGGCCTTTTCCAGAGGCGGGGGCCATCTGCCACCAGATCCTTTCATACTCCTGGGCGGCTATATCTGAGCGAGTATCCTGGCCGTCATCCTGCTTGGCTACCTCCTGGATCTTGTCCATGAGCTGCTTGATCTTCCGGGAGACCTCGCCTGAGTTTCCATATCTATGCACGGCTGCAGGATGAGGCATCACGAAATCTGCGAGGTCCTCCAGTGCCAGGCCCGCCTGCTTCCCCAAAGCTACGATGACACGAGGATTGATCTCGAAAAGCTTCTGCATCAGATGCGGAGTCCAGGCTTCGACCTCCAGCTCCGAGGGAGCCCTGGGCTGGCCCTTCTCATAGAGGACCTGGGGCACCAGATACAAAATAGCTACATCCTCTTTCTTCAGGCCTGCAGGCTCAAGGTAAAGACTCTGGAAGAACTCTCCTGGAGGGCCAACCATTGGCTCACGCCTGGCTCTCTCGCCCTCATTCGGGCTGGCTGCCACGAACGCAATCTGAGTGCCTTCTTTTCCCCAGGCCGGAACATCCTCTTTGCCTAGCTCGACTTTCAGGACATGGCCACGCCTGGCCAAATCCACGGCTTGCGCCACGGTGTAGGCGTCTCTCGAAGAATCCGGCCCTACTACTGTCGGTTTTCCCCATGCAATCCTGACCGCCCCTTTGCCCTTGTTTAAGATGAGCAGCTCCTCCACCCTGACATTGAGGACCTGGCCAGGTTGAGAACGCAATTGCGTTACAAATGTATTCCCCAGCACCAGGAGGCCCGAATGCACCTGCGTTCTATCTGCGTTCTTAGGCGGCTCACGCAGGCCGCAGAGGTAGGAGAAGCCGTTCTTCTTCTCCTCGACCCCCAGGACCTGGACCTTGAGCTCCAGAACGGTCTTGAACTTGGCCCAGTCATCGCTCCCGCCCGGATGGTAGGGCTTGAGCAGATCCTTGACTAGCAGGCCCTCGCTGGTAGGCTGAGAAGCAGCCCAGCGACCGACGATCTCCAGCTCCTTCTGGCTGTCGAACCTTCGGACCTTGGAGAGCTGGACCCGATGAGACCTCAGGTCATCCACCACAGCCGCAAGGATAGTCTGCCTCTCCCCGAGTGGCCTCTGGCTGAGGTCCTCATCCAGGTTTAGGCAATCGAAGGCCACATAATAGGGCTCAAAGGCCGGATCTCCGGAGAGCATCTCCATGAGCTGAGTTCTGGGAATGATCCTGCCATGATGATCGACCCCCAGCATCTCGCCATCCAGAATTAGGCTCTTGTAGCCGCTATTTTGCACTGCCTTGACGATGCCCGGCAGATGGGAGGCCCGGTCCTCTCCCGAGTCCTCGAACCAGGCCGAAACCTTCCCCTCCTGGAGGGAGACGAGGCACCTGAAGCCGTCGAACTTCACTTCCCCGGCCAGCTTTGCGCCTTCCTTGATCTTGTTCTCGCACCATGGCCAGAGCTCCTCGGTGCTGAAGAACTCGGTGTACCCGGCCATGAGGGGCTTTTGAGGCGGGAATCTGTCGCCAGGCTGCAGGGCCTTGACTATCTGCTTTTCCAGGCTCTCCCGGCGCAGGACCAGAGAATAGAGAGGCACATGATCGGAATGAGGGCCTTGGGGATTGTCGATGAAGTGCAGCAATTGCCTCTTCTCTGGATCGAGAGCTTTTCTGAGCGGGAGGTAGACATTATCCCCCTGCACCAGGAAATTTTCGCCGGCGCCGTCTCTCCTGGCCCGGAGGAGCACATCGATATCCCTGGGCTTGTTCTTGGAGACAGCGGAGCCCACAAGGGATGCGAAGTCCTTGACCAGAAGGACCTCGGCCGGTAGAGAATCGAGAGCCTGGGCCACTGAAAGGGACATGCCCTTATGAAGCTGCAGGCTGGCCACGGCCTGGGCCAAGGGCTTGCTTGGATCGATCTGCCAGCCCCGGCGCTGGAACTCCGCAGAAACGAAGACGGCAGCGTTCACGATGTTCTCCACCGCCTTTCCTTTAGCCTGAGCAGCACCATACCACTGAGAGAGGCGCAGCCAGGCGGAGCGCACCTCCTCCTCAGGGGCGGCTTCGAGCCTGGGGGGAGTCATCTCGGCCAGCTTCATGCTGGCACCTCTTCATCCTGCGATTGAGATTGCATGGCCTCTGCGCCCTCATCTTCATCCTCTGCATTCTCTTGAGATTGCGTTTGCATTGCGGGCCGGAGCGGGAGGTCTGCCTGACTGCGAAGATGGTTCTCCAGGATTACGTCGCCCCTCAGCCAGTCCGCCTTATAGCCCAGCTTCTGCAGGAAATTGGCCAACTGCTCCAGGTTGGGTATCTCTACCTTGCCGTGAACGAAATAGGATGGCTTCTCCAGATCCTCGAAGATGGAAGGGTTGAATTCGACGAGATCAGGAACGACTGAGGCGTTGATCTCCTCAACTATGATATCCAAAATAGCCGAGATGGCCTGAGCGAAGAGCTTGCTTTTTGTTTCAGCGAGAGCAAACGAGCCCTGCTTCCCCTGCCCGAGGAGCAGGAAGTCGGTCATCATGCTTACGGCTATGGCACTCTTCCAGCGCATAATGGCCTGGTTGGTAGAGATCTGCCGGGTGCCCGAACTGGAAACCAGTTTCAGCTCATAGAGTAGTTGGCCATTTCCGTCCCTTTCTGAAGAGAGGAGCAGGCCTTCCGTCTCGTCTCTACGCACGCTGGTTATCAGCGCCATGAAATCATCATGCGCTGCAACGACTTCTTCATCCTCCGGGTCCGGGTCGGCGATCTCCTTGGGAACATACAGGACAGGATAGCCCGCAAGGTCCCTCTCCATTCCTATGGCCTCGAAATCCTCCAGGTTGGTGGCGATATACCAGGCTCTATATGTGCGACGCAGGCCGGACTGCCCTTCGGGATTGTCCTTTGCCGACGACATGCGGAAATGGCAGCACTTCTCAATGGGCACCCGCAGCTCCTGAAAGTCGGGAGGGGCGAGCTGGATCATGGCCCGCAGGGTATCTGTATCCTCATCGTACTCCCAATCCTGCAAGGTCTCCTGAGCTCTGGGTGCAAGTTTGCGCACCCGAACCCGGCCGTCATCGTACTGGCTGCGAAATCGCGGGTCCTTCTGATCCCGGCCGCGGCAGATCTTGAAAACCTTCTCCAGCACCGCCCAACCAAAGGGATACATGGTCAGGATCTCGGACAGGGTTGCAGGCCAGGAGAACTCCATGTCATACAGGCAGGACTCCAGGAACTCTGCTGCTTCCAGATCCCTTGAGCTGCTGCCGCCTGGCACCGCCCGCCAGGGAACCTGCTTGGCAACCATCTCGATAGCGAACAGCCCGCCGCCGATAATGGCATCATTGGTGCTCATGCGCTTGTAGATCTCAGCCCCCTTTGAGCCCTGCAGCTCGGGAAGCCACTCTTCGGAGATCCACCCGCCAAATCGGTTCAGGCCGGTTCGGCCCAGCTCAGAGAAGCCGCTGTTCGGCCTCTGAGACGATTTGATTTTCTTGAAGTTCTTGCTCACGCACTCCTCCGGAACTTGGATCGTTTCCTTGCAACTCCCGACCGGACTATGGAGGCCGGAGGTGAATAGCGGTTCAAGAGCTCCACAGCTCCGCAGACCGCATCCACAACATCGTCATGCCGAAAAACTGGAAAATTCGTGAACTCAGTTATGAGGTACTCAGACCAGGAAGCACCGGCCGCATAGTACAGCTTGCCGTTGCTCCCTTTGGCCGAGACCAGCAGCGCCCGGCTGGTCTTGTCTATGGCCATGGCCACCGGATGAAAAGCGACGCTCTTTAGCCGTGAGTCTCTCACCAGCGCCTGAAAAGAGGAGAGCTGAAAGCCGTTGGTCTCGACCCCGACCAGCTTGACCTTCTGCCTCCGGATCTCGTCCACGATGTGCTCATAGGCGTCAGGCCACTCCCAGCGCCCACGCAAAATATCCAGGATATAGACGTTCAGGGCCTTGTCCATGCCCACCGTGGCCACGACGGTGTAGTCGGCTCTGGTCTTGGTTGAGGTGGCCAGATCGCAGAAAGAGCCGATTCGCAGACTCTTTCTGGAAACAGTGAGCGGTCTTTCGGCCCCCGGATCGTCCGCTATCTCATACATGGAATTTCCAATAATTCAGGCCAGGACCTCGATAGGCCGGAAGAACTCGCGCCGGAAGAGATTGCCCGCCTTCAGGATTGGCGATTGCTGGTATTCGCTCTCCCAGTCATAGATCGATGTCTCGCCCTTGATCGCATATAGCAGCTCAAGCGGGTACTTCTCCGGCCACAGGGCCTCTCCGGGCTTTCGGCCCAAAGGATCATCCTCCAGAGCAATGGCTGGCAGCTTGTACTGCACCCAGGGCGGGACGAACTTCTCCAGCTCGGCATCCACCTTGCGGGCAATGAGGCGGCCAGCGAGGTCATCAGTATGCCAGCGGGTCATCATGAGAATGACCACCGAGTAAGGAGCCCAGGGGAGAGGGTTCAGCCTGGTCCGGGCCGTTCCGGTCCACCAGTCCCAGACCCTGTTTCGATAGGTGGGAGACTCGGCCTCCTCTCTCGATTTTATGGGATCATCGATAACGAGGACATGGGCCGGTTTGCCGGTCACAGCCCCCGAAACGCCGGCGCTGGACATGCCTCCGCCCTCGGTGGTGCTCCAGAGATTCGCAGCCGCCGAATCGTCCGAGATCCGAACTCTCAGCTGATCAGAGTTGGCCTGAATGGTATTGCGGACCTTCTTTCCCCATGTGGCGGCATAGTCGTCCTGGTAAGAGCCAAGAATGATCCTGGCCCAGGGGAAGAGGTCCAGCAGCCAGACAGGAAACCAGTGACTAACCAGCTCGCTCTTTCCTGACTGCGGAGGCATCGAGATTATCAATCTCGGATACTTCCCGGCCACCGCCAGGGACAAGATTATGGAGAGTTCCGCCAGGTGGCGGTATGATCTCCACTTGCCGTAGGAAAGATGCTCCGCGAGCGTTGCGGGCGTGGCTCTCCAGGCGTTCTGCAAGAGCTGCCGCGGATCGTATGGCATCGGCATCCGCGGCCATTACAGCGGCTTCAAAGAAGCGATACTCTTCATAGGTGTGAGTCTCCTTGAGATCTATGGCCTGGACAGGCTTGCCAAGCCCGCGGTCTAAGATCTCCTTTGCGAAGGCGAGAATGATTTCGGGCCGGTCAATGGGCAGGTCGCGGAAGATGTTCATGAGGGTCTCCGCAACATAAGGCGCGAAGTCCGCCAGCATCGTTTTTGCCTTCCTGGCGGAGCTAAGATAGTTAGCGCCAATTTGATTTCCAGGAAGAAATCTCCCGGAAGAGTCCCGCTGATCGGAGAGCGGGCCGGGAGCCTGCAGGTCTTGATGCGGCAGGTTTGTGGATGGCCCATTGAGTGGGCCACCCTCGGCCCGAGTAGGCCAGTTTTGGGCCGCATCGTCTGACCGTTTTTCCATCTGCTCGCTGACCTGATCGGGCCAAATGGGCCGCCCGTCGGGCAAGTATCCTCTCTGTATGTACCTCTGCAGATTGGCCCTGGGAAGATCTGTCTCCCGGGCGGCCTGCCTCTCGGATGCGCCATCTGCCATAAGCAGCACAGCCTGCTGGACCCGCACCCTGATCTCGCTGTAGTCGTTCTTCTTAGCCGTGCATAGCCCTCCAGGTTATAGCTTTACATCTGGAGGCACCGGCCCGTGCCCCATCTCTGTAAACCAGACAATGGGGTCCACTTCCTGGCCTTCATTCTTAGACCAGGCTTTGAACGCCTGCCTGGTAAGCCATTGGCTAGTTGTGGTTCTATACTCTCGTTCCTGGCCTGCCAATTTCCGGGTTCCGCAGGGAATTACTCTATGCGGCAAGTCTTGCTCGATGCATTCACATGCCTGCTCACCGGAGGCCTGGCCTCCGCAACATTCGAAGCTATCCTTCAACTTGATCTACCTCCAAAGATCGGCCACCCCCAGGCATTGCACTTCATCCCCAAGAAAATCAAGAATAGGAGCAATGACAGGAGGAGCACGAAAATCTTGAAAACTTCCACTTAAACCTCTCAGAATTGACTTGCCAATGCCCGCAAATCTGGATTCGTAGTAGCGGCTCGATAGCTAAGAAGCATCTCCGGCATCTACAGTATATGATATCCTCGTCGAGCTGTTCAGTCTGAATGGCCCTCGATGGAATATTGATGAGATCTCCATCATCCGGCCCTTGTCGCCTCCGGTCCTGGCCGCTTCCCTGACTGTGCCGTTTCCCGAGGCTGTAAAGAGCGAGAACCGCTCCTCTCCCAGCTCCGAGAGCGTCCTCGACATCCTGGCCGTGGCATTGATTGAAGATGCATCTCGGATCTGGAGGTGATGGTCTGATGTGGCTACAATGTAACTGCAGTCTCCCAGGGCCTCGAACCCTGAGAAGTTGTCATTCTGGACGAGGATGTGGCCGTAAATGAGGGATCCTCCTCGGGTAGATGCTCGATCCTGGACGCCGTAGAGATCGGAGCGGGCTTGGAACTCGCCTTCTCCAGAGAAGTCTTCTCTTAGCTCCATCTCGGCGCTGACGATCATGATGAGCGCAAGAGCAGCCAGAGCGGCGAAATTTGCATGTCTCATTTTTTCCTCCCAAAATTCCGGGGTGCCGCGCGCGGTGTTACGCGCGGAGGGGTGACGGGGGCGCACTCAAGCGCCGTGCGGGCTACCCCTAACCCCGCGCTGCGGGGAACATCTCCGGAAAGCTCCCCTACCCTTTGACGTGCTTGAGCAATCCCCAGAGAACATCTTGCAAGGTGCGGACCGCTCCGTAGTCCTCTGCCATGCCTATGACCTTTTGGATCTCCTGGGATGATACCTGGTCATCATCGGTGACCTCATCGAGGGCGGCCGCGCCCACGGCCACGCATTTTAGCCCTTTCTTGAATGCAGCCCAGGCGACTGGGTTTGCGATCTTCAGTGCGACTATACCGTTTGTGAGAAGTTTTGCTCCTGCATCATCCAGGAGCCCGGACTTAGTTTCTCCAGCCATGGTTCACTTCCGTCTCCTCCGAAAATAGTTCTATGACATTTTTAGATAGTATCCACTAGATGACATAGAACGCTTTCAGAGGAGCATTTCCGGGCCGAGGTCCTGGAGAAAGGAATGATGAGATGTAGTGGGGGAGATAAAAAAGGGAATTCCAAGGCCTCGACTGTCCGGTGTCTCGCTGCGATCCCGCAGGATCGCATACGTCAAGTTTTTGCGGCGCTTTTTACTAAAAAGCGCCCGTGAAGTAAAGGAGGCCCCGGCCGGAGAAATGCCAGAAACTCCTGCCGGGATTCGAAGCTGAGCTTAAATAGCGAACTTATCCTGAAAAATCACCTCTTGTCAACTCGATTATTCCAATGACTATAAGAATACAGGGAGTCTCTACCGCAACCCCATGCTTTACGGGTTGGAAAAGGTTTTGATAATAATGTGAGAATGAATTAAACCGCTATCTTCTGCTTGAATTCTGAAAAGGAGATGAGGCGGTTGTAATACTGTTGCTTATTCTGGAGCCAGTAATCGAGGAAAACTTCGAAATGTACTCCTCTTCCCCAGATGGTCCGAAGCACTTTTTTGCCAGCAGAATTTGACACCATGCTTTTTCCTCTGGGCCGAAGGATGCCCTCCCGAAAGAGCCTGGTGGCCACTCCCTGAGACGGGAAGCCCAGGGCTTCATAGTCCAGGCCGCCGTTCTCGGGCAGCCCGGCCAGGGCGCCGGGATTGATTCCAGCTCCGAGGAGATCCTCGATGATAAACTTGGGCCTCATTCCGCCCTCGACCTGGCCAGCTTCTCAGCTGCCGCCCAATCTTCGAGAGTCGGCATCCTGGGGAGGATGACCACCGCCCCCAGCACCTCGCCCATGAGGGCCTTGTATCGAGCGGCCAGGCCTGGGCTCTGGTCCACCATCTCGTAGATGGCGTTATCGAGTCTCATCATCTCTTTTCTGGTATCCATTCAGCCCTCCTTACAAGGGTGAGTTCCGGCCGGAAGGCCGAAACCCTTGTTATCTTGATGGGGGGGCCCTGTGAGCCCAGATTGGACCCCTGAGGATATGTATCGGCTCAGCCCCTCGCTTCAGATGCTCGGATTGCATCCCAGGACTCAGGCATCATAGCTAGTATACATCCGAAAGCTTTTGTATTTTCTCATCCTTGCATGTTGAGAACGCGATTGCATGCGCGATGCGTTCTTGGGCCCTTTGCCGCAGGCGGTGCAAAAGGGCTCCTCCCTTGCGTCGTACTGCATCTGTCCGCCGCACTTACATCTGGAATGTAGCAACCGGCCCGCCTTCCCGCCGTGATGCTCCGATGCTAGCTTGGTGCCGGGCTCCTTGAAGGCTGAGCCTAGCGGTCGTCGATAATCTCCAGAAGAGGAATCCCTCGAAGAGGGGCTGCCCACTGGGCTTTCGCCCTGAACATTGGTACTTACTTGAGATCCCTCCATATAAAAAGTTTTGGATCTCATCATAGCTCCCCGGCTATGCTGCGGGCCTTCTGGCCCAGGTGCTCGGCCAGCGCAGGTATTCCCTTTCGAATACTGCTGCTCTCTTCGATGCAGGCATTTTTTTGCGGCCGCCTCTTTGGGCGGCGCCGCAGCGCCGACCGTTGAGGGAGAGGAAGAGATGGGGTCCGGGGAAGGGTGGGGGAGGGGCTGGTCTTTCATGATCTTTGCCGGGCCGGAGATCTTCGTGCCGTCCAGCAAAGTGATGGTGATCACTCCCCCACCTCCTGCAGAAGCACCCTCACCTTCTTGCCATTCAGCCTCTTCAGAAGCTCATTCGTCTCGCCCACGTCAGGATAGCCGTCCAGCCAGACCTCCATGCAGAGCCTGCCCATGGACTGAAAGCTCGTTTCAAGATGCCCCTCCCAAGCCTTCTCGATCAT